CGCGACCGTCAAGCGGCCCTCACGGCACTTCGGGCACGAATCGCCACTAGCGGCCATGCGTTTTCAGATACTCGCGGAGTGATGCCGCCTTGCCGCGAGCCTGCAAAACGCGGTCAATCTGGCGACGCTGGACATCGGCCGACGCGGAACGCCACGCATCGTAGGAACGCTGGGCAACCTTCACGTCCGTGTCCGGGTAGGCCGGGAACGTCGTTGGGGAAACGTCCAGCAAAGAATCGACGGCCAAGATTGTCCTGACACTGCGGCCATCCTCCTGGCTCCACGTCTCGCCGCCGCTTGGGACGGTGAACGAGAATGACGAGCCCCGCACGATGCCAGCCTGGATGTTTGCAGCCAAGTCCCGCCCGTAGGTCGTGTCGGGCACGGGGAACTCGTACCGCAGCCCCACCTCGTCCACGGTGAGCTTCAACGTGCCCGGGTAGCGAGCGAGAGGGAAGTTCGGGTCGTGATTCCAGAGCGCCCGCGTCTCCAGAGGGCGACGCCGACCGCGACGCTCCACCACGATGCCGAACGCACCGGGGTCCAGCCTTTCCACAAAATCTCCCAAGTCCAAACTCAAAACGCCGAACTTGGCAGCGTAGCCCACAACCCATTCCCGCTCCGCACCGTCTTCGCTGCGGCTCTCGACCGTGAGCAGCGGCACCGCCGACTCTACCTCGTCAATCGCAAGAGAACGTCGCTCGATGTTGCCCATGATGCTCCTGCCCTCGTTGTCTGCGGCTTCAATCTGCCGCGTCAGTTTGTTCGCCCACGCCTGGCCGGGGTCGCCGCCCCAGAGCGCCCAGGCAATCCGCCCCGCACTCGGGAAGCCGTCTTGATCGGGGCTCCACCCTTCGCCTTGCTTGTCCACCTCGTGCCGGGCGAAGTAGCTCGCCATCCGCTTCGCCGTCTCGGGGCTGATGTTCGTGCCGTTCGACAGGTCTCTCGCTCGGGCAACGCCGACTGCCGTGCCGCCTCGGCCGTACTCGCCGCGCCATGCCAGCCCCTTTGCTGCCTCCTCTCGCACGCCCGCCGGGGGCGTGAAGTCGATGTGGTCATACCTCGCCATCGGTCTTCTTCCTGCGGCTCCGCTTCTTCGGCGCCGGTGCCGGTTCGTCCGTGATCGTCTGCGGGCTGTCATCGACCCACACGTCCACGTCGATGCCAGCCGCCTGGGCCGCGTCAGCCTTGAGCGTGTCGCCACCCACAAGCAACACTTGGGAGAACGCATCGGCGTACTCGCCCAGCGTGTCGGTCACGACCTGGCGGTCTTCCTCGGGGCGGCGCGAAATCATCACGACCGTGTTTCCGTCCGACGCCGACTTGCGGGCGAACTCGCCCCACAATGCCGGGTCGGCCGCGAACGTGCGGTCGAAGTCGATGCTGATGGTCAAGGCACGAGCCTCGGGCAGCGAGCGGCCCAACGGTTCCACTGGCGGGGCCGCCTCGGGCACGGCACTCGGTACCGGCGATTCAGGTACGCCCGCGAGAATGGCGTCGATCTGCTCGGGACGCATGGACGGGAAGGCTGCCGCGACCGCTGCAGCGGCACCGCTCTTGGTGAAGACGCCTGTGCTGACAGCCTGCAGGATCGCGAGCAGCCCCGTGATTTGGGCACCGTTGAGCGACACGTCGGCCACCTGCGGCTCCGCGTCCGCCGCCGGTTCCGGCGAGGGAGCCGTGGCATCGACCACCGGCTCTTCTACCACCGACGCCGGGATCGGCTCAGGAGCCGCAGTCGCCTTGTCGAGCGTGGTCATGTTGAGTTGGACGAACCGCGTGTCGCCGCCTTCGACAGGATTCAGATTCTCCAGCGAGCGGATCTCGTTCACGCTCAACACGCCGAGGTTCCACATCGTGTTGTAGTAGCTCGACCGACCCGCAGCGTCAGCCCGCAGCACGCCACGAGTGTCGAACTCCGCGAAGTATTCGCCATCGACTTCCAAGAGATCGCGGGCGATCGAAGACTCGATGCGACGCAGATACGGCATCAGCCCGTTCGTCAGGAAGTCGAGCGATTGCTGTTCGATGTTGCTGAATGAACTTCTAGTCAAATCGCCCACGAGGTGCGGCGGCACGCCGAAGAGCCGACACACTTCCTCGACTTGGAACCGGCGAGCCTCAAGGAACTGGCTCTCTTGGTTGTTCCCGCCGAGTTCCGAAACTTTGAGCCCCCCCTGCAATACTGCCGTTCGGTTGCTTCGATCCGCCCCGCGATGAGCCCGCTCCCACTGGTTCCGCGTGTTCTCGGCCGCCTCGGGCGAAAGCATCTGATCGGTGGAAAGGATGACGCCCGGCCGGGCACCATTCCCGAAGAACGTCGCCCCGTGGATCTCGCACGCCCGAGCCAGCCCGATCGCGTCGCGGGCGAGCTCGATCGTGCTCATGCCGTTCACGCCGTCATCCGACATCCCACGCACCGACATCACCGCGTCTTGCGTGTAGACCGTCGAAGAGCCCGACGCTTCGCGGTACGTGTACCGCAGCCGGTTGTTCTCCAACTGCTCGGTCTTCACCCGGCTGGGGTGCAGCGGCACGATCTCGCTGATCGCCCCGCCCGTGTAGACCTTCTCATCAAGGGCGAACCCGTGCGAGAGCAAGTGCAGCATCATCTGCTCGCGCCACTCGAACGAGGTCTGCCACGAGTTCGGCTGCGTGTGCAAGAGCCGATAGAGCGGATGCTCGCGGGCGATTTCTTTCCCGCCACCCGACAGCCGCCGGTAGAGATGCAGCGGCAGCCCGGCGACGCTGGTCGAAAGCACGCGGATGCAGGCGAGCACCACGGTCGAGCGGAGTGCCGTCTCGGCGTCCACCTTCACGCCGCTCGGATTGCGGTTGCTCGAAGCCCAACCGCCAGACTCGTAATCCCAGTTGCGGGAGTCTTCGCCGGGGAGCCACAAAATGCGGTGAGCGTTGGCGATCATAGGATGAGGATGGAGGGTTCGACCGAGGGCTTGTTGGTGATCTTCGATGACTCCCAGCCACCCAGGGCGAAGATCAGAGCCACGATGCCGTCGATGCGACCCGTGCTCTTCTTCTTCACCGGCCGAACGTCCTCAAACGAGTTCGTCTCCACCGTCACATTCGCCGACATCCACGAGAGCACTGGGTTGCCGCCGTGGCGTATCCGGTTCTGAAGCACGAGCGATTCGAGCCTCTTAGTACCCGAGCTCATGCCTCGGAAGCCTTGTGACCATCCTGCCACTTTCAGCCCCGCCCCTTGCAGTTCCACGGCAAGCTGCACTGCCCCGGTCAAGTCCATGTAGATGTGCTCGATCTCGTGCGTCTTCGCGTACTCAAGCACGTGCTCGCGGATCTTCGAGTGGTCGATCACGTTCCCGTCGGTCGCCGTGATGTACCCCGAGTTGACCCAGTGCTGGAACGGCTGGCGGTCGGTTCGCTCTCGCTCCATGATGAGATCGCGGGGAGCCCAGAACATCGCATCGACCTCGAACTCGTCGCCCTCGCACGGGTAGAGAGCGACCATCGCGGAGAGGTCGGTGCTCTTCGAGAGATCCATCCCGAGGATGCACTTCCGCCCGGCGAATGGCGAGGTCGGGCCACCCGAGCACGCGGCCCACTTCTCGGGGTCGAGCCAGCGGTTCGTGCTCTCCGTCCAGACCCCGAGCGAGTAGCGGAGCCACCCGTTCAGCTTGGTCGCCTTGTTCTTCGCCTCGCGGGCATCCGCCGCGAACGATTCCTCGGTCATGGTGACGCCCATGCCGGGATTTACCCGCCGCCATACCGCCGGGTCGAAGTAGTCCTCCGAGCCGTCAGTCTTCGCCCCGAAAATCTTTCCGTAGAAGCGGGGATCGTAGTTCGGGTCGGCAGTTGTCAGTTCCGCGTACTCGTGCTGCTCCCAGCAGATCGTTTCGCGCCGATCGCCCGCCGTGGTGATCGTGCAGAGCAGCGGCTCCCGCCTGGAGCGTCCCGAGTACCGCAACGCCTCAAACAGCCGGCGGTCGGGCCACGCGTGCAACTCGTCGCAGAAGACGAACGAATATGACGGGCCTTCCGCCGCCCCGGCGTCCCGCGAGATCACCCGCAGGCTCGATCCCGTGCTCATGCACACGATCGTCTTCCGCGAATCGACCACTTCAAGCGACGCCGCCAGTTCGGGCGACCGCTTCACCATCGCGGCAGTCTCGTCAAAGATGATCGCCGCCTGGTTGCGATCCTTCGCCGCGATGCACCCGAGTTCGCCCTCGCCCTCCATGAGTAGGTGCCAGATCGAGAGGCAGGAGAGCAGCGTGCTCTTGGCGTTCTTCTTCGGCACTTCCAGATACGCGAGCCGATACCGCCGCAGACCGTCCTCGGTTCGCCACCCGTAGAGCGGCTCTATCACGTCGTGCTTGTGCCACTCCAGAAGCCGCATCGGCTCGCCGGCCTTGGCGGTCGGGGAGTCTTTCGTGTGGCAGCACACCGACTCCAAGAATCCAACCACCAGATCGGCGGCGTCTTGATCGTAGGTGTAGCCCGCGACCCGCTCTGGCTCACGCCTTGCGGGCAGCCTTGAGGGCTCGGAACTTGTCGATTGCGCTTTCCGCCTTGGCATCCGGTTCCACCTTCAGCGAGGCGCGGGCGGCAGGCGACAGACCGAAGTCAGACTCCAACTGTCGCAACTGCCCGGCGAGCTTGTGGGCGATCGAGACCTCAGGCCGCTGGGCGATGTACTTGATCTCGCCGCCGTCGTTGAGGATCGGGTACGTGTCGCCTTCCGCCTTCAGTTTCCCCCGCACCGCAAGCCACCACTCCCACGTATCGCAGTAGCGGGCGAGTGCCTCGACATCGGCCCGCGTCATCACCCGCGTCGCCTGGAGCATCGGCAGCAACTCGCCCCACCGGGCGGCGGCGACTTCTCCCAGGTGCGGCGGCATCGCGATGCCGTCGGCCGGCGGCTGCGGCTCGTCGGCGTTCAGTTTCTGTTTGCCGGGATTCCCGCGAAGGATCTTCAGTTCTGTCGGGATCGGTTTTGGCCCGCGTCTTCCCATGACTGACCTCGAAAGTGGCTGCCGTTTTTTGCGGCTCGAAAACGCGGCGGCGGCGGCAGACCTACCCCCGAGCCGTTACCCCCGCTCGCCCCTCCCTATAGGAACTTCTGGTTTTCCTCAGACGTGCCCGGCAAGGCATCACCCGCCCTCCCCTCGCGCACCGGCTGCCCGCTCTTTGTGCAGTTCCTTGTTCGTCTTCCGGCTGTGGCAGCGGACGCAGAGACAGCGACCGCCGGCAACGTCATACCTCGACCGCCCATCGCGGCAGACCTCGGTGCCATGCACGACCGGGCTCACGTGATCCGCGTGAGCCTCGCGGCGATCAGCACACACCCGCCCGCAGTCCTGGCACTGCCAGGCGTCACGCGTCAGCACCGCGAGCCGCCACGCCTTGTGCCGCGAGTCGCAGTACCCACGGGCTGCCGCGTTGGGTCTCATCTGCTCTGCCGCCTGGAGGGAAGCGGAGCGGAGACGCGGCGGCCTGTGGGTTGGTATGCGAGTGGGCACGGGCTCACGACTTGAACGAGACCACGCCGACAGTGCCGGTCGAGTTCGTAGTGCCGCTGACGATCCGCACGTAGGGAACCGC